CTCAATGCAACGGCTCTGTCTGTGCCAAGAGTTTTTGCGCTAGTGTCCCAGTAATAAACGCCACCTGCACGGACATTGGCAATCAAGTCTTCGCCAAAACTATCAAATGACCATAGCCTTAATTGATTTAAATTAGTAAGCGAACTGGTCGAACCCCAGGTTCCACTTCCCCAAGAACTTGCACCCCAACCTGTACCATCAACAAATACATCAAGACCAACATTGATCTGGTAAGCACCAACAGTAGACCCTCCACCATTGCCGCTGTCACTAGCATTCGCCGTGACTGTATCGCCGCTCGTATCCTTTGCCGTGATAGTAAAAGTGCTTGTAGAAGGCACAGTCGCTATCTCATATTCTTGATTCAATACCGAAGCGATAACATTACCACCCAATGATGCTGCTCCGCTAAAAGTAACAAAGTCTCCTTGTGAAGCCCCATGAGCCGTATCAGTAACAGTTAATGTGCTTGACCCATTGGTCGCTGCAAATGTCACATCTCCAGCAGCAGTAGTGCTACGAATTGGTGTAATGTCATTAAAGTTTGTGCCTTCCTGTATATAAAGCTTGGTTCGCGTGCCAAGACCAAGAAGTTTTGTGCCAGCCAGATCAACCCAGCCTAATAACTTTCTTCCCGTGCCGTTGTAAGAATTTTGAATGACCTTTGTCCAGCCGCCTATTTTTTCAGCAAAGCCTTTGCGAAACCTGATTAGGTTACCGTCAAACCAACCGCCCTCTGCGGTGTAATCGGTTCCTTCTTTATTGATGCCAGGATTAAACAAAAACTTTTGAAGAGCCATTACTGATATTCTCCTGTTCTTATCATTTCAGTAACTTCAGGCGCTCGACTTTTTACTTGTTCTGCCCACCTACTGTCCATGAACTCATCAGCTGCACGCTCATAATCTTCAGTAGCCATAGCGTCTAAAGCTTTCTTAAATCCTCGCAATCTGGTCTGACCAAGATTAAACGACATATCTATCATGGCATGTTGCCTTGCCTCATTAAGACCACCAAACCAATAGTACTCATCAGAGAGCTCTTCTTTCACACGCTTGATATCATTATCCAATAGGTAATCAACCTCATCATTAGAAAGGCCAAGACCAGAGTCTGCAATATTTCGGCCCACGCCTATTGTTTCGTAACCTTCGCTACACATATAAACAAAGTTTCTTACACCTTCATGCCTTCTAAGCATTTCTCTTAATTGTTCACTCATTAGTCTCAGTCTCCTGGTTATCTAATTCGCGGTAATATTTTAAGATACTCAACACCTGACGCAAATACCTTTTTACTTCAGCCATGTTAGTAGAAAGATTCTCATATCCCTTAGTCGTTAACGCATACCACGCATTGGTTGGCGCGTTCCCTTCGTTTAAGTCATCAAGATATTCTTGCATAAGTTCTGGGGTTAACACGGTCCATTCTACGGGAACAGGATCTATTTGATTAGGCAGTGGAGGGTGATAAGTAGGCGCTCTCTTTACTACCGTCACTACCTCTATAGGCTTTACTTCAGGAATGTCCCGGCTTGAACCTAGTATAGAGCAGCCGCTAACTAGAAGTAGAGCTAGAAATAATAATATCTTCATCGAACTGCGTTTCATCGGTAATAACTTTAAGATCATTGAGTACTGACTTCGTACCACGATTGATAATATTCTCTATTAACTTTGGCTTCCTGATGGACAATACATCCATGGAATGCCGTGAGAACTTTTTTCTGATATCTGTGACCTCATTCTGAGCTACCATATTTTCTTTCTGCAATCTCTCTACTTGAGAGATCATAAGCTCATGGTTTTGAATGGTTTCTTTTAGGTTCTCGTTTTGTTGCTCAATGGTTCCTTCAAGCATCTTTTGATTTTGAATTGACCGTTCAAGTTGCAAATGAAATGACTCTATTTCAGCTTGAGTCTTATCGTAATACATCTTAAATGAACCTGCTAAAAGTAATAAACCTAACCCTAATCCTGCGCTAATCTGCCACATAATTTACTCTTGGTTATGGGATTTCAACTTTTGTTGTCGAATCCACTCTTCAATTTTTTTTTATCTACAGTTTTTTGCTGTGCTTGTTTAGCCATAATTATACCAAATAGTTAATAGAGCTCTCTTGTCTAGCTCGTTCCATTTGAACTTTTCCACTTTTTGCAACATACAGCGTAGCGTTTAACTGCTCTACTTTTTGTCTACGCTCTTCAACTTGCAGATCGTCCATAAGTCTTTGATACTTTTGCTCTGCCACTTGCCGCCAAGCAATTTGATTTACAGTTGTTGTTGCTCCTATATCCATCATTTAAAGATCAGTATGATCCCTCCGATTAGTATAAATGCACAAAGTAACCCTATAGCGGTCACCCCCATTATAAGCCAAATCTGCCTAATCATTTTCTTCCTAGCAGCAGCCCTGGCTTTAATCGCTTCCATCTGGCGCTTATGATTTGCTTTTTGTCTTGCTTTAGCGTCATCCCATCTTTGAAGCAAAACTGGATCGTGAATGACCAACATATCATGAAGAGACTTTTCCCACTGATCTCTTCTGTGTTTAATTGATTCCAATTTCAAAAGCTCCTGTGAACTCAGGTTATTGATAACCGAGTCTTTCTTATCACGCTCAAAAGAATCAAGCGCATCGGAAAACCCCTGCATCAATTCAACTGCTTTTGACGCGCCGTCACCAACTTCGTTGAGTTTGTTTATGGCGGTAGATATTGTAGACAGGATTGCGCCTGCCGCTGCCACTGATTCAATTATCATGGTAAACCTCTATGGTTTACGCGACATATAGGCCGTAGCGCCGAAATACAAACCTATAATAGAAGCCTGGCTAAGGAACAACATATCACTGAGCGAGGACAAAGTTGAAAGGCGAGCTTCTGGAACGAAAGGTAAAAGGGGTAATAGTGAATATAGCACCATTGAAGACATAGCAACCCAAGCAATTCGGCGCTGGGAATCTTGCTTTTCTTCTCGGAGATCTAGTTCTAACATTTGTGTGGCACGTTCAAGTTCTTCATCACTAACCGTGCCATCCTGGTCAATATCGTATTTAGCCCAAACTGAATTTTCTTGTAACTTCTTAGCCATAACTAATCCCAAAACTTTTGGTTTGCTCCAGCCATTACTGGCTTACAGTAAGCGGTTATGTTGTGTTGTTTGATGCCCCCTCTACAACGGACATCTCTGCAATTATGTTCTATCCAATACGCAAACTGTTGGCAACGATGGATGTCTCGAAACAACATTTGCTCCGAACCTTGCGCCACATTCCCCTCTATGACGGTTATTAACATAAAAGCTAGTATTGCGCCTTGCATCTGTCATAAAAACTTTGTAGCAAATATGCTAATAGCAATAAATGGATAAACGCCCCATATCAGTCTTTCTAGTCTTTTAAACTTTTCAGATCCTTCATCAAGGCGTTTTTCTATATTCTCATACCGTACAGCACATTCTCTTTGGTGTGCTTTTATCTCACTCAAAGCCTCTTGCGCTTCATCCATCAATCAGACCTTTTGACAAACTTAATTGGGTTAGTCGTAGATCCTTCTTTTGCCTTACCAATATTTAACGCTGCAATTTCAACAATTTTATATAGCCGTCCAATCAAAGCATCGTCTTTAGGAGTAGGAGTAAGGCTGCATATAATCGATGCCGCACACACAATACCCGTTACCACAGATATTATATTAAAAACAAAATCCATTACTGTCGCTCCGCACTTAAAGCTTCTAACTGCTGTGAATACCAATTAAATGCTGCTATATAGGTATCTAGTTGCTTTTGGTTTGAATTAATTACGTTAGTAATCTGCCCAATTTCTTCTCGAAGCTCATCCATACGAGCAGTTAACATCTCGGGATTAGGAGGAAGTTGAGCAACTTCAACTTCTTCTACAACCTCTTCTACAACTTCTTTAGTGTCTGGTTCCATCTTCTTCTATTTTCCATACATTTAAATTAGCAGCGACTGTGCGCCGTTCGCCTTCACCCTCAAAAGGGTAAACCATATGTGTCAGCCAACTAGGAAACATCAAGAACTTTCCGACTTCTGGCTTAATGACAAAACTTTGCGGGGGAGCTAAACGCTCTGTATCTAATAAACTATTACGACCATAGCTAAATGCTAGGCAACCATCAGCATTACCCGATGCGTTATACAGGCTATACTCAGGGCTTCCCGCTGTAGGCTGGTCTAGGATCTGTTGTGGTACTTTTGTCCATGTTGTGCAGGAGACTCCCATAATAGTTTTAGTACCATGATCATGTATGGGATTATAATCCCCAGCATAAGAATGCACAGACCAAAGCTCATCGGTTAATACCTCTCTTTTACCTTTTAATGGGTTGCCAGACTGAGCGCAGAACTGCTTTACATAGTCCATTGCTAAGCCCTGAATCGTCCAGTTAAAG